TTGAATTAATTGTTTTTTATTAATAGTATGAAGCCAAGTACTTTTTACCATTTTTTGAAAAGTAGTATCTACAAATATGTGAGTTGCTTTTGTAACATCATTAGTAGTTTTTGCATGATTGTTTAAAAGTAAATCTCTTAACTTTATTCTAGGAATATTGCATCCAGGACCTATATATAAAACATCTCCTGGACTAGGAGAATATTTTTGTTTAATAGGTAATTTAGGAATATCAGCAGGTTCATATTCAAGTTTTTTAAATGCTTTACTTTTGTAGAAGTATGCAGCATCTATTTCTTGGGTTCTGGTATTTGAAGAATACGATCTACGTACTTCAAGTGCGTAACTTAAATCTAATATCATATTTTATTATTTAGTACTCATTTGTAAAACATTTTGATTCAACATCATCTTAGCAAACTTAGGTTTGTTACCGCCTAATAATTCTTTGACGATATAGTATTTAAGATCGTCAGTGAATGCGTCATACTTAGTTGTTAAATCAATTAACCTTTTGTTCATTGCATCATTGATAGGATTTGTTTGGGCAAATACTAAGCAATGATTTATTAATCTAGTAGCTAATACACTAGCAATATCTGCACGATATGCATCATTAACTCCTATACATTCTCTTGTTTCTCTAATCAAATCTGAATCATCTAGAGTTAATAGTTGTTGAGGTGTTAAGATTTTATCTAGTTTGTTATTAATAAACATGACAAACATAGCACCTGCATCAGGTCCAATAGAACCATCACCAATCATCTGAATAAGAGGAAGCTCTTTTTCAAAATCTTTTATAGAGCTTATAGAGTTAAAGAATGTAGTAACAGACCTAGGATTTACATCTTTAGTAATTACTTCAGGATGCATTAATAAGAAGTTAATACAACGACCATCTATACCGACGTTCTCTGCCCAACGAGCCCATACAGGACCATCAAACTTAGTGTCTATAGATATAAATCTAGTCTTTTGTGCATTATCTAGACTAGTAACATTATAGTCACCATTGTCGGGATTAGTAGTTAAGATAACATGCCAGTTTCTAGGAAGTCTCCAGCTAACATATTCTTGCTTGTCTATCAATTCCATACATGCTTGCATAAATCTGTGATCAGCACGAGTATAGTCATCAAGAACCAAGAAGCCGCCTTCACCACGACCCTGAATCCATTCAGGAGCAGCATGAGACATTCTTTTGTCTACAACTTTATAACCTTTCTTATTAGCAGTATCAATTTCTTGTTCAGTAATCCACAAAGATTTACCTTCGTTATTTTTAACTTGGAATTCTTTAACAGGAAAACCAACAAGATCGCCTAATTCTTCTAGCTGCGCTAGATTTAGTTTTACTACTTGCATTTCTAGTTCACTGCCTAATTGCATAATAGCAGATGTTTTACCAAGGCCCGCTTCACCTTCAATATTTACAGCTACAGGAACTTTACCTGTTTGTTGTATATACTGGTTATTATTAACCATATGTTTGATGAAAGTTTTCATTTCATCAACATTTAATTTTACTTGACTCATTGATTTTAATTTTTATAATTCTAATTTTATTTTTAAACCAGGAAGGTCTTCATTAATATCTGATTGTTCAGAGTGGACCCATAATACTTTAGCTCTAGGATTAATACTAGTACTCGCTTCACCGTCAGTAAAATATACAAGACTAGTATAACTAGTATTCTCGTTAAAATATTTTATAACAGGTGTAAAATCAGTACCTCCACGTCCATGTAATTTAAGATCATATTTACCTTTATACTCACTAATATCTCGTATATAAGTATCACATTGTACAAGAGTTATATCTACACCAGTTTTATATATATGGTGCATCTCATTCATAAACTCTCTAACCTCATCATCACAAACAGACCCAGATGTGTCTATAGCTAACATAAGCTTTTGTTTCATCTTAACCTTCATACCAGGCATATCAGGAAACTTAGTATTCTCTTTTCTACGAATCTTTTTCGTAAAAATCTTAGTACTAATACCCGTAAAGCGTCGGAGATAATTCTTCCAATTAAATTTAGGAGGAACTATTTCTTCAATTTTAATTATACCTTTCATCTCACCAGGAATATTACCCTGTTTCTTTTCGGCTTGACTTTTTACTTCGCTCAACACTCTTTGCAGTTGCTTTTCTATAAGCTGCTTTTCTGCGTCAGGTAGATTTTGAAAATCTTTCCAAGGATGATTAGGCATATTAACATCTTTATCTCCTTCTCCAGGTACTCCTATTTTAACTTGGCAACTGCCTTTTTCTACAGCATCAAGAAGTTTATCCATATTCTCACAGCCACAAGTGCCATTTTGTTTTTTCTTCTTTTGAAATTGTTGAAGCTTATCATAGTAATATCTACTACCTGCTCTTCTATCTAAATAAAGATCATCATAATCATCTATATCTATACCTCCTTTAGGTAACCAATCTTTTTCTATATATTGATTGATTTCCATATCCATAGCAATATTGGCCAACTTTTTATCTTTGAATAAATCAAATGTAGTAAGATGGTTAAATGCAATATGAAGTAGTTCATGTTTAAGAAGACCCATACGATGTAAATCAGATAAAGGTTCCCAGAATTTCTCACTAATAGTGAGCTGATAGTTAATGCCGTTTTTGCTGACAGCTGCTGTACCAATAGCATCATGCCATACTTTATTTAGCATTATAAGAAAGAAACCGTAAAACGGTTCTTTTAGCATTAAGTCTTTGCTGATCTTACTCAGCGATTCTTGCTTATTCATATAATTTTTTTATTTTTTTATTGAAAAATTCTATACTAAAGTTTATCGTAGTATTTTTTACAAAGTCACTAAAGTCTTTAGATTCTGCAATAGGCAATACAAAGAAATGAGGTACGTTATATCTTTTAGAAAACTCTTTAGCAAGTTTAATACCTGCGTCGTCGTTGTCAAATAAACATACAACTTTCTTAAATCTAGATTTATATTCATCCATAACAGAATCTTTCATCATAACAGATTCTGATTGTAAGCCTATAGCAGGAACACCTACTATATCATGAATACTCATGACATCTTTTAAAGATTTAGTAATAACTAGTAGTTCACCTGATTTAGGCAACTGTGTGTAACCTTGATGAACAGAATAGTTAGCATTATTAATCCATTTTTTGAGTTTATCTTCAAATGGTTGATAGATTTTGTAAGTTAGTTTACCGTCTTTCTTCTCGACATATGCATAAGCACATTTATGAGTTTTGACAGCATTACCGTTGTAAAATACATGACTAATAGGAAACACATTAAACTTTTCTAACGTAGACTTTTTTATACCGAAAGGTCCCCAGAAGTTTTTATCTAGCTGTTGCCACGGTCGTATTTTTATTCCTAATTCTACTTTTTGTTTTTGTGTTATCTTAGTATAGTTTATAGTTTGTTTGTTAGCAGATACATTATAATTAGATAATCCTAAATCAAATGCTATTTTTTCTAGCGCTTCAGAATAGTTTAAATTAAACAGTTTCCTCACCATAGCAACAAAATCACCACAGTCACCTGTAGCAAAATCTTTAAACATAAGAACATTTCTATCTACTCTATGAAAGAATAGTGCAAATGAAGGAATATTGTCTTCGCGCAATGGGCTATGATATACGCCTAGCGTAGTTATTCTTTCACTCATATAGTAACTATATATTTGTTCTTGAGTTACATGTTTTAGGATATCTTCTCTACTAATAAGATCATTAAAGACTATCGAATTTAAATTTATATTTGCCATAACAAAAAAAGAGGGCCTATTACAGCCCTCTTGTTTTTAATTAAATGATTTTACCAATCATCAGTTGATGTGTCCATCAAATCTTCTGCTTTTGCATCTTGCAATACAGGCTGACTTTCTTCTATTCTTTCAATAGCATCTACAGTAGGCGCTAGTTTAAGACGAGTAGAAGCTTCATCGACATTCATAGATTCTACAAAAGGAACCCAGCTACGAGGCTGAATATACTTTTTAGTAGCATTTAGAGTACCATAAGTAGCAAAGACTCTAAATTTACCTGCACTAGCAAGTCCGTCTTTAATATACTTCATAGCGTGATCAAGCAATTCTTTAGCATTAGAAGCTTTAAAACCAATCTCATGATCAGCTCCATATATTGCATGGATAATATGCTTCATAGATTTACCTTGTTTCCTTACTTGTTCGTCTATAGTACTATACTGTGTATCTTTTGTAACATACCAGTAAGAAGTAGAACATTCTCCACCATTGCTGTCTGTAAAGACAACTTTATAATCAGGAGCATTTTCTTTATCTTCTTTTGTTTTTTTGTAAACAGACATTTTTAAATCGTTTACTAATCCAGCTACACCACCATTAAAGATAGTAACGCCTTGTTTGGCATCAAAGCCATTGTCATTTAAATCGTACATAAATTGTTTTTAAAAATTATTACCATTGATTATTTACATCCTCAGAAACAGTAAGTTCTATTTTTTCTTCTACTTCAGGATAATCTACATTACCTATAGAATCTGAAATTTCTTCAGAAGAAGAAACTACTTCCATTTCTTGAGTATCTTCGTCTTTATATGCATTTTCAATATTAGTAGGTTCTTTAGTTATTTGAACTAAAGTATATATTGTGTCAGCAACTTCAGAATTAATTTTAAAATCATTTTCTACATCATTAGATAGCTCTAATGTTTTAGAAATAAATTCAAAAGTTTTTTTATCACTAAAAGTACAAGTCTTAGTTAATTTAAAACCTGCATTATCTTTAGCTTTACGTATAGCTACAATTGTTCTATCAGAATTAAAACCAAAAGATATTCTATCTTCTCCTTTAATACTCATAAGCTCTTGTGCAGCTTTATTAAAGCTAAACTTTCTACCTGCACCTGGTTTTGTCAATGCTGCCATTGTCATTACAGGATAATTATACTTTTCTGTTTTACGCTGTCTTTGTGAAGGCACAGCATCCCATGTGAAATTCTCCATTTCGTGTTTTTTAAAAATTAATTAAATTGAATAATACTCTCTGATACTAGTGTTTACGTCAACAAGATCGTTATCGATATTGTCTTCTTCAAACATTTCGAGAGGTGTTTTACATGTGTCGGAACCTGATGAGATAGTTCTAAATACATGGCGATTAGGTTTGCCAGGAGATTTTACAATCTCTGTATATAAAACTATTGTGCTAAAAGACTCAGGAACAAATCTTTCTAGCATTTTACCTTGGACTCCAATACGCTCAGATGCAAATCCAGAATCATCGTAATGTGTTTCAGGATGAGCCATAAGATATACTATGATATCATCGCGCATAGAATCGTTAATAAAATTGATGAGGTCATATTGGTTTGCTGCCATTTTTGACCATTTATCAAAGCCTTTTTCAGCTCTGAATTTTTGACTCATAACTGTATCAGTCATGATTCTTGACCAAGTATCGATAATAACAGTCTTGACATTTTCTAATTTATTCACTTTCTGTAAAGTGTTTAGCACGATTGCTATGTCAGATGTTTTACGATAATTGCGTTTATCCTCGTTATATTTTTTACCAAACTGTTTAAATGGTAACGCCTTTTGATCGGTGTTTATTATTACAGTTTCTTCGGGGTTAAGGTTTCTTAACGAGGTAGACTTCCCCATACCTGATTTACCAACCAGGAACACTAATTGTGCCATAAAATTAAATTTTGTGATTATTACTACTATATAAATATAGTCATTTTTCCCTGTATTTACAAGGGTTTCAGGTGTTAAATACTCTTAATTTCTTTCTTTACTTCATCTGCTTTCTTTTTACGTTTGTTATACAATTCACCTCTTAAATGTGGGTGCTCTTCTTGTACTTTTCTAGATGCTCTACCGAATGAATCTATATATGGGATAATTCTAGATTCCATATCTTTAAGAGCATCTTTGAACGGCTTATTTAAATTATACTGAATATCTAATAAATAATGGTAATAGAGTCTTTCATTAGAATCCCGTAATTCTGGATGCTTAGTAAGCTTATCTTTTACCCATTGATATTTATCTTTAATTATTGTCATATACAGTAATTAATAACTGCTCTTGAAAATGTAATATCTGTTCTACTGTTTTCCATTCAGCATCTCCTATATTCTTTTTAGAAAAAGCTGCTTCTATATACTGGCCATTACTTAAACCTTCCATAGATAATTTTTTAAGACAAGATTTTAAAGCAGAATATTCAAATTCGTTATTTGCAAGAGATGTGTAGAAATTTAATACACT